GCCATCCTTACTCCTTAGAACGCCAAAGCATTTTCGTCGAGTTTGCCGAGAGGGTCATTGTCCAGCGTGAAGTATGCGCGGGAATCTAGATGTTCGAAGGTAAGCCTAACGCGGTGGTCTCCTGGGCGAATGGTGTGAGAAATGCCACTGACAATAAGCGGCTCGCTGACGCTTGCCGGGGTGCCCACGCTGAAGGACTTCTGAACGGTCACTACGTCGATGAGGTCAAGGCTGAGAACGGCGGTCTGGTGTGCAGAGTCAAGCGCCGCCAGCTGCAAGTCGACGCCGGTGAAGCGGAGAACAGGGTCCTTGTGAAGTGCGAGAAACGCCTGGGCAAGGTCAAGCACTTCGCTGGTGGTGTGGTTCAGCAGATCGAGCTTTGAATACTGCGACGCTTGGTATCGGGCAACGCTGGTCGAATCAGAAGCCGTCTGGACATTGCCGGCGGGCGACTGCATCTGAATGCTGTTGAAAAGCAGCTCGTCACCGAACTGGTTGGTCAGCGACTGGTACGGGATCCCGGTTCCGTCGTCAGTGAATGAGGCCACGGATGCCGGATTGAGGTTGCGGGTCCGGTCAACAAACGTCAGAACGTTTGTGTGGCTCATGAATAAGAAGCCGCCTTCAGACGCCGTAACGCGCTGAAGGTAACTGAGCACGTTCGTTCCGTCTTCAACGTCATAGGCGCTGCCGCCGCCGGGCGTGCCCCCGAGGGTGCTGGCCCCGGTGTCGAGAAACGTGCCGCCCTGGTACCCGATTTCAGGCCGGGTGAGCGACGCCGTAACCCTTGCGCCAGACTTCTGCTCAACGGGCTCCCAGGCCGCAAAGGTCATGTTGGCCAGAATGGTGAAGTTGTCGGCACACTGGGCCGTCATCACGTTCCCGGGTTCTACAAAGTCGTAGTCCAAATCCCAGTCAGTGACGGTGCCCGCGTAGATCGGCAGGCCATCTGCGTAGACCTCGACAGGCTGGCGCGGGCCAATGTAAGGGTAGTACGGCGAATCCTCGTTCAGCGGGTCCAGATCGCGTGCGGGGTCGTAAAACGTAAGTGACGCGGTGCCGGCGTTGAACTGCTCTGTGTCGCGGTTGCGACCACGGTTGATCGTAATGCTCTTGACCATGGTGGTGACGTCGAGCATCTGAATCCCGCTCAGAGTGCCGGTGTCCAGTAGGCCGTATGTCGCGTTATCAAGCTGGAAGGGCGTGGAAAAGCCCGTCGTTTGCTCAAAGCCAACAAGGACTTGAATGGTCGGCACGCTCATGCAGCTGCGAACGCTGGCCCTGAGCGCCGCTGCGCCCGCTGAATTGCCTCAATGATCTGCTGGCCCACCTGGTCAGGCGTGGACACAAGCCCCGCCTCGATGTTGATGGTGATGCCGCCAAAGGCGCCGGCGCGATTCAGAGGAATGACGGCCTCAGGGCCAGCCTCACCAATCAGAGCAAACGTAGGCTGAGTGACAATGCCGCCCTTGGCCATTCCCTCAATTTCGTTGCCCCTCATGCCGCCGCTCCCGGCGCCTGGGCGAGTGAGGTTGGGGACGCCCCGTGAGCCCTTATCCCATGAACCCAGCAGCTTAAGCAACTTCTCCAGACCGCTAATGGCCAGTGCAATGGGCGCAAACGCGGTCTTAAACGCGGTTTCCAGCACGTCGAGCGCAGGCCCGGCGTTCTCCTTGATCCACTCAAACGCGCTTTTCAGCGCCTTGACAAATCCGGCAATGATCGGGCCAACGGTGTCCCTGACAAACGTGAAGGCGCCCCGTAACGCACCAAACAGCCCGTCGACGATTTCTCGGAAGGTGTCGCTGGTCTTGTAGGCGGTGACGAACGCGGCCACTAGCGCAGCGACGGCAAGCACCACGACCCCTATTGGGTTGGCGCTCAGGGCAATGTTGTAGGCAATCTGGGCAGCGGTCAAGATTGCCGTCGTTGCAGCTGCCACCTTCATTGCAGCGTTGACGGCCAGGACGACGATTGACAGGGCGCCCACGGCCGCGCCCAGTGCGACAACCACGCCGCTGTTCTCCTGCACGAACGCGGCCATGCGCTGCAGGATTGGGAGGAACGCCTGGATGATCGGCAACAGGGCCGCGCCGATGCTTTCCTTGGTTTCCTCGATTGCGATGCCAAACCGGCGGAATTGGCCGGCAGCGGTGTTTGCGCTTTCGGACGCGGCGCCCCCGGTGAGCTTTGCGAGCTCGGCCTGCGCGGCCTCAAAATCCTTTGACTTGATGATTCCCTCATCAAACCCGGGGATCAGTTTCTTGAGGGCTCCGAGGTTGCCCCCGTATGCCTTCGCCAGCCCAGTCGTGACGGCCTCAAGCGGCTTTCCGGTCTGGGCGCTGACGTCCAGGGCGATGCCCAGCAGCTCTTGAGCCTTGCCAACGTCCCTAGTGACTGTCGCCAACTTGCCTAGCGCCGGGCGGAGCTCATCGTCGGCCACGCCCACGGCCTGCGAAAGCGTGGTGATGTAGTCCTCGGTACTGGCGACGACAGCATCGCTGGCGCCCGTGACGCGCTGCAGGGTGCCTGCGAGCTTGTCCTGAGCAGCTGCATCCTCAGCGGCGGCCTTGGCCGACACAAACGCGGCAGCGCCCAGACCTGCAAGGGCGGCAGCGGCTGGCAGAGCGGCCTTTTTGATCAGGAAACCGGCCTTCTGCCCCTTGGTTTCCAGCTGGCCGAATTGCTTGATGCCACGGTCAATGCCACGGCCGTCGAAGTCGGTCAGGATTGGGATGGTTATTGCCATTAGCCCACCAGCCCTTGCACGGTCTTTTCAGCATCCTTCACCAGCGCCGCGATGCCAGCGTTGATGCGCGGGGCGTGCTTTTCAGCCAACGGCCACAGCACGCGGTCGCTGCGGGCTCGGATGTTGGCGCCCAGCGGCTTGTTGTTGCTGACAGTCTCAAACAGCACAGCCGAGGGAGTGCCCTGGGAGACATACAAGACGGCGTTCTTATCCCGGCGGGTCGAGGTCTTGACCTTGACCCCCGTTCGCACTTTGTTGATCTGCCAGGGAAAGATCGAAAACGCCTTTGGCGTCCAGGACCGCGCCATGCCCGAAAGGGGAAGCTTCGGGTACAGGGACTTGGCTTCGGCCACCATGGGCGCCACGACGTCCTTTGCGGCCTTGTTGAATTCCTTGCGGAACTCGGGGTCAACCCGGCGCAACGCCTTGATTGTGTCCTTGACGCCCACAACCTCGGTCTTGATCGTCGCCGGCATTACCTTTGGCTTTCCTTGATGACCTCAAGCACCGTATTGAGGTCTTTCATCGTGAAGGCTACATCTGGGGGCCAGAAGCCCGTTTGCACCAGCACCACGGCCAGTGCCCGGCTTACTGTCCCCCGTCCGTAGGGTTTTGATCGGTCTGCTCGCCGTCCACCTGCTCAATGTCCACCAGCTCGTCGACGAAACCATCAAAGGTGTCTGCCACCGGCATGTTCTGAGCGCGTGCAGCTGCCCACGCCATGTACGCCAGGTATTCCACCCGGGGGGCCATGTTCATAACCTGGGCGGAGACATTGAAATGCCGCTCAAACTGGATAACGACCTTCAATGATGCAATGTCGACGATGTAGGAACCCGATTTCGTCGTGAATTCGATGTTCCCATTTACTGCCTTTGTGTCAGCCATCGTTTACCCCTTTGGATTGATCAGGTGACGTCGCGCACCCAGGTGCCGCCCGAGAAGGCCACTTCCATCACCTGCAGCTCGCCCACGGTGTAGGTCACAGGGTAGTTGGCGATCATGGTGTCGCTGATCGTCCACTCAGGATTGGATGCGCTGGGCGCACCAGCGTCCTTGCGAATGATGATTGCGGTGTCGCCGGCCCCGAGCTCGGCAGCAACCGTGGCCTCAACGCTGTTCGCGCCATAGTCGCAGTAGAGCGTAATGGTGCCCTCGACGGTCTGCAGGCCACCGACCATGCGCTCGCCACCGTCGCCGAATGCGGTCGACACAAGCGGGTTCTGGCCAAGGGTCAAAGTCACAGCTGAGCACTGATCCGCCAGCTGCACGCCGCCAATGGTCAGCGACGCCGGCTGGGAAAGGTAAGTCGTTGCCGCCATGGTGGCTAGCTCCTTTGGGTTCCGACCCGAACTGTCAGGTCATAGGTGGGGATTTCCTGCCCACCGATTTGCATAACACCCGGGATTCCCCGAATGAGGCTGATGCCGCTGTTCATAATGGTGTCAGCGGTGGTGATCAGGT